TTGTTGCCTTTCTGACATCATTGACCTTAGAGACAGACTCGGTACGAACCTTCATTGCACCATCTCTCAGGCTTCTTGCAAAGTCGTTAACAGCTTGAAGTCTTGGGTTTGTAAATGCCTTACCCGATTGCCTTGAAGTTGTCTGTGGTGGCTGTTGGGAGAGTGTCGGTGGTACTGGTACTGGTCTTGCGGGGGCCGCCCCAACATCTGGAGGAACTGGAACTTGTGGAATATTGATACTTCTTTTGCCTGGTAAGTTGACAACTGTTCTCTCAAATGATCTATATGAGAACGTCACATTGAATTGTAGTATTTCATTACCGGCTTGCCAACTTAAACTTGGCTCAGAAATATTAATTGGATAGGCATCAAACAATGTATATATTGCTAGTGCGGCATCCTGGGGTGAACTTGGGTCACCACCTGGTTTATCATTAAATAACATGATATCAATTTTTGTTGAGTACCAGCTTCTATAGGCAACCTGATTACTGAATGCTCCTGATCTTACTTCCTGCTGATCATGGCTTAGGTTAACAACGTTTCTTAGCCATTCGTAAAAGTAATTGATTGAGATACCATCAGCATCGACATAAAAAGTCATTGTGATGTCTGTTGTTGCAATATCATATGGCATCTTGACAATTGGACCAGCACCATAAATTCTGGCTTCTTGGGTAAGAATTTGCATGCCAGGAAGTGACGTGGCTGATGTTAGGTAGGCTAAGTTGTAATCATACTCTGTATTAAGAGCCCAGATTGGGGGTAGAATATAAACTAAGAAGTTTGATGGCTTAACAAAACCACCACTAGTTTCTGATTTAAATTTTTCTATGTTGAATGCCATTAAAACATCTCTTTTGAATCTTGCCAGACATCTCTCTTGTTAGCACCCCTAAACTGCTCTGATGGAACAAATAATGCTAGGTTCCATTCTTTAGGGTCAATATAAAGTAGCTGCGATGATAAATGTGGTGTCAAATAATGTTTCACACAAGGCCTAAACCATCTATATTTAGATGCTGCACTTAGGATGTCATAATTAATTTTCAATCTTGTTGTCTCATCAAACTTAGTATCACTAATTGTATCATATAGCGAATCCATCAAAAGTGCTCTATATCTTGGAGCAAGGTAATGGATATTCAATCCGTAGAATCCACCAGCAACTCTCCTTATTGGAAACACTAATGGAAATCTATCATAATATGGTAGTTCGTATCTATATTTAGGGTTATATAAAAACATGTATAGTCTACCAATCAATGGTACTCTTCTATACCTATTTTGATCCCTAATGAACTCTCTTGGCAGTACATCTCTAGGGGAAATCTCTGTATACTTCTGTTTAAGCCAGGCCATCGACTCTGCTGAGTTATCTAACTTTATACCATCGTTTTCAGCTTCCATGAGAAGCTTTTGAAACCCGGTTACATTAGTAGTTATAGCCATTAATCTCTCGTTCAGTTAGTATCTGAAACTTCCATTTCCTCTCATCGCAAAATTCTTGACAGGCCTTCCATTTAGCATTGTTGATGCCCCAGTTCTTAACATCATGGATGTATCTTGGTGTTATTCTACTTTTCTTCTCTGGCGGCCTTGTCTGAGAGGATGGTTTAATTTCTATAACAATCCTATCAACATTGCCATTTTTATCTCGTCTTTTTACACTAAAGTCAGGAAAGTATCTGTGGTACCTACCGTCAATTGGTGATAGATATGGCACAAAGAACTCTTCACTTGACCACTCTAAAACATCAGGATGCTTATCCAAATATGCCATTAGCTTTAGTTCAAGACCTGATCTATAAATTATATTTGTTGGATCGCCTCGATACTTAGATGGGTTTGATGGTTTAAATCTGCCTTTATAAGATGCCATAAATACATTTACAAGTATTAATCCTAATATAGGTATTTATATGGCTAACCCAGGCCCTTCAAAATCAAACAATCCCAACATTGTTTTGGGAGCAGATAGGGCTGGAAGAGGCTCTGGATCACGTGGCAGAGGCAGCGATGCCCTCTTACATTTCCCAGCTGCTCCAGAGAAGCTAGGAATGGGAATGTTGTTTGCTTTTAAGAAATTCAATTACGGTGGACCTGGCGGAAAGTCTACAATTGCAACAGATGTTACCCAAGCCCATATTGCCTTACCGTTGCCAGAAAACTTAGTTGATAGTATTGGCATCAACTATGAAACTACTGATTTAGGATTGGCTGCAGTGGGGTTTCAAGCTGGTGCAAAAACAGGTGAAGCTTTGAAGACCTTTTTAAATACCCAAGATGCAGCCGCTGCAAGTGGGGCCGTGGGAAGTATAGATGTAGCGGGCGGAGCAGAGTATGTTTTAAGATCAGTGGCCCAGGTGTCAGGTGCAGTTGGTGGACTACTGAGCTTATCAGCGGGCAATGTTCCTAATCCATTCCAGACTGCTATCTTTAAAAATGTTGAGATTAGACAACACAATTTTACATTTAGGCTTACACCAGAAACACCTGAAGACTCAGTAATGATTGCAAAAATTATAAGTGAGTTGAAATTTCACGCTCTACCTGGTGGTTCGGCAAGTAGTACATTCCTCAGTATGCCAGATGAAGTGGATGTGCTGTTCTTTGGTACAAACGCGTTATATGGCTTTGCAAGATGTGTAATCAAAAGAATTCAAGTTAACTATGCACCCCAGAATGTACCATCATTCTTTAAGAATACAGCGGAAAGTAAATTGGTTGGTGCACCGCAGGCTGTTGAACTACAGATTGAATTGAGTGAAATTGAGCAGTTGACAAGATCATCGTATCAAGCTGAATATAATAATATGGATAATTTAAGTGGTCCACAGTCACCAGAAGGTGCAGAGTCGTTACCAAATGCCGAGCAACCTGGTAATAAACTAAGATCTGGTGTAGATAACCCAACTCAGAGATACTTAAATGGTGGGGGTGCCTAATGGCAGTAAACTATTTTAAAAATTTTCCTGTTGTTCAGTACAACGAGCATGCTTTAAGGAACATAATTCTTAAAGCCAAAATCAGTAAGAACCTAATTGAATCCTATGATGCCTACTACCCATATACTGTTAAGGCAGGAGAAACACCAACATCCCTTGCTTATGATTATTATGGATCAGTGGAATATGTTTGGTTAATTTTCTTAGTAAATGATATTGTTGATCCATACTATGATTGGCCAATGGACGATAACATTTTTGATGAGTACATCATAAAGAAGTACGGTAGCATTGCTACAGCAATGAACATAGCATTGAGTTCATACTATCGTAATTCTAATTACTCATACTATATGACAAAAACAACGTATGACAATATATCGGCTGGGGAAAGAACAGGATGGCAGCCAATATCTAATTATAATTATGAACTTATTAAAAATGAAGAAAAAAGAAAAATTAAACTTCTTGATAGATCAGTAGTTGTCGATGTATCGCTTGAGCTAGAAAGAGTGTTGAAGAAGGTCAATAAAGTATGACAACACAAGATATTCTGGGTCAGCCATTTATTATCAATAACAAGCAGGTTGACCAATTTGGCTATAAGGCGTTATTAATTAAAAATACAAATAATTCTAAGGCTCAATTTAATTTTACAACATACCTTCAAAGGTTTTCTTTATTTGAGGGTATGTTCTCAAAATTTATGTATATTGAAGGACAGATCTTTGATGGTGCAACTTTTGTAAAAACAGTTGGTCTACAAGCTGGCGATATTATTAAAATTGACTTATTTAAACAACCAGAAGATTCTTTAGATGATATTATTTCTAGTGAGTTTTATATTGAGTCAGTTAGTGGCAGTACAAAAATTGTTAGTGGCAAAGGTGAAATTTTTACATTTAGAGCTGTATCTAAAATAGGGTTTATGGCCTTAAAGTCAAAGGTTAAAAGATCATTTAACGGTAAAGCATCAGAGATCATACAACAGATTTGTGATAAATTTTTTGATCTTGAACCTGGTAAGGTTAGTGCAAACAATATTGAAGAAACATTTGGTGTTTTAAATATATCAGCTTCTTCTTTACAACCATTTGATGTAATTGAAAGAGTAAACAGCCAGGCAGTATCACCTGCAAACAAAGCTGGAGATAATAATTTTTTCTTCTATGAAACAAGACAAGGTGTTGTGTATAAGTCTCTAAGAAAAATAGTTCAGGATGCTAATACATTTAATTATATTATTCCTGCTGATAAGAATAGAAGTGAGGAATCAAAAGACCAAGATTATTTTAGAATTCTTGAATTTGAAGTCAAGACTACAGACAATCAAAGTCAAAAGGTTGAAGAGGGTGTCCTTGAAAACCAGACGCTAACTTTTGATTTTATATCAAGAAAGATTGAAAAGAAAACATTCAAACTCAAGGATAATTTCAAA